GCCCCTGCAAAGTCAGCAAGTTCATTCGTGCCAGTTGCCGCTTTGATGATGATTCCTTCCAGCGTTTGTGCTGCCATCATGCCGCCAACTAATGCCGCGCCTTTTCCCATGGTTCTGCCGATTGCAGAAAATCCATTTTTAAGACCAGCAAAACCGCGTTTTACTTCCTCTCCATCAAATCCTACTTTTACTGTTGTTCCGATAGCCATTGCTCTAAGTTCCTTTCGAGTTGTTCTAGTTTGTCGTTAGTTTTCTTATCTTCGACCGTTACTGAATAGCGCAACGTGTGACCGTTTTTGATGCTCTCGCAATAAAGTAATTGCAACACACGAGCGCAATCCATTTCCCATAAAATGACCTCCATCGGGATGCCATGCCGCAACGCAAAGTATTCCAACTGCGCGTCTAAGCATGGCGAATCTCCTTTCCCATTGCCCCGCTTTCCATGCGAGAAATCCCGATGCGTGAGACAGCTTCCATGACTTGAGCGATAACGCTTTCGAGTTCATCCTCGTTATCAATCGCAAAGTCTGACAAGATCAAATCACGCTCGTTTTTATCTTTGCGTGCGTATTCCTTGAAATCATCTTTGCCCAATGACATGGCAAAAACCACCTCAGTGATTGCGCTCAATTCGTCTGGCTTTTCCGATTCATTGAAACAATCGTTTCCAATCATTTTCAACTTTTGAATCCTGCCGAATGATAGCTGATGCAATCGCTTTCCTGCCAGTGTGATTTCACCTAGCCATGCGCCTGATAGTTTGTTTTCTCTTTCGCTCATATCTTTTATCCGTTCAATCTACTTGCAAGCTCGCGTTTTTGATTCTGTGAAAGTTTCACGTCTATCATCGTGCTTGCCTTGCCATTGGTCATATAGACGCTTTGAATCGCCACCCTGTGCAAATGCAACAACTCCTTGCGGTTGAGCGCAAACGCTAGGCAATAGCTTTCGGCGTTGTTTGGAAATTTTGCAATGTGTCGCGATGCATCCTCAAATGTTGCAACGTGATTGAGAGCGTAAGTATCAATCGCATGAGCAAGCCAATCTTGCGGCGTAAATCCTTTTTGCGAGGCTTTCACAAATGCTGACAAGTGATGCAATGGGTGAGCCGCCGGCAATGTGTCCATACGTGACCATGCGCGTGACATGGCAATCGAATCGTGTTTGCCGTCTAAGCTGTGAGGCTCAAAATAGTAGCGAGAATAAACCGTGCCGTTTTCGTGCGAAATGATCTTGCAAGGAACATCTTGAGCGTTCGGGATTCCGATGCTCATGAGCGATGTTGCAAGGTTAATGTCACCTGTTCCAAATTTCTCCATTTTCTTTTTCTTGTTTTGAGTTGTTAAGATGATTTTCCGATTGCAACGATTGTCAGATTTGTCCCTGCTGATGTCGCTGTGATGACTAAATCAGCGGTCAACATACTACCAGTGATGCCGCTAGCATTCCAAATCTTGCAAGGCAAGGGGAAAACCTGCGTGCCGTTCGATGCTGTTGCGCTGCCGCTTGTAACGTTGATTTCAAGCGCGTAGAGCCGCGCCATGGATGGGATTGTCACGCCCTCAAAATCTTTTCCATCACCGTCTAAAACTTGGACTCCAGAACTGGCAACCCCTGCGGTTGTATCCGCGCTTGTCGGTGCTGCGATGATGCCAAGACCTTCGGGAATTGCAATGTTTAGCGTGCTGTCATTTGCGATGTAGTTCCCATTTGCATTAGCTTTTACCGTTAGGACAATGTTTACACCTGAGCTTGTCACAGTGTATTTTTCAGCAATGGCAGTGTTTGCATTCAACCCTAAGGCGAGTGCGCTTGCTACAAGTGCTTTAGTATTTGCTGATGGTGTTAGCGGGATAGACACGGCAAGCGGTGATCCTGTCAAAGCTGCGCCTGTAACGGTAACAATACAGATGCCAGTTGATGTCGCGCCCCCGCCATAAACCGTGTCCACAGTGGCAGTTTCGACTTGCGCAACTCCAGCAACATAAGTAGCACTGCCTGTGCAAACTCCCGTTTGAACGTCCAGCGTTGCCGTGGTGCTCGATGTGGTTAGTTTTGCACTGATTGCATAGCCAATATCGGCAGTCGTAAACGATTGCTGCGCGGCGGCAGTTCCAATTACGAAAGTTCCAGTCGTTAGTGATGATGCGGGTGTCGCTGAAAAGCTTGACCCGTAGCCAGTTAATGCCGATTTGATTATCATATTGTTAGATTTTAGCTAGCTGTGTATGTGGCGGTTGAGTCAATGCCTGGCTTATAGACGCATGTCAAATCACCCATCTCAAATCCCGTATTACTACGCTTCAAAGATGCTTGCAAAACGATGACGCTGGCATTTGCCACTGGTGTAACCTTAAGCAAGTCGGTGGTAACCGTGAGAGAGTCCGCTGATGTGTTGGCAAGCGTTACCGTGTCAGCAATTCCCACCACAAGACCCGCACCTTTTACAGCAACCACGCCGTCAATTGTCAAATCAATGGTTTCATTGTAAATACTTATTACCACATCTTGCCCTACGTGGTTTGCAGCGTAAGCAACTTCACTGTTGCCGCTGTATGAAATATTTGCAGCAAAAAGACCCGTAGAGGATGCTTCTGATGCAATGCCAAATTTTGCCGTTCCGAAAACTGTTGCGCTCATATTTTTATTAGTTAGATTTTGCAACCCGTGAGGGTGAATGAAATTTGTGAAATTGTTGTGTCGTTGTCTGCTGATGTTTCGAGTTCAAATTCTCTCACATCAAAAATTCTCGTTAGTGTGTTGTCCGTTTCAGACCATGCCAGCAACGCCGTCACATCGCCAAGCAAGTCGTAAAATTGACCTTCTAGCTCATCCTTGTCGGCTTGCGCTGTTCCGCCGTTTGATCTCGGCACTGTGCCAAGTTGGGCGGCAATGCTGAAATCAATAACGCCTCGCAAAACCTCATGCTCTTTGCTGCCAGTGATTGTGAGCTTGATTGCGGGAGGCTCAATCACGCTTTGATCCCCGTCGATAAAAATATCCAAATCAGCAAGATCACCAATTGCGTTATCGGTGATGTAATTTTTGAGTGATTTAAGAATGAGTGTCGAGGTCATGCCGCTTTCTGTTTTTTGAATTTAGCCGTTGCCGCTTTGTCATACCATTTGAGAATGTTTAGCAATGCGCGTTTCACTACCTGAGTCTTGCGCGATTGTGGTAGAATTTCAGGATTGGCACTATGCTTCACCGTGTTGTTCAATTCCGCTTTTGGCGAAAAAACACTGCGCTTGGTTGTTGCGTTTCCAAGATTCGCGAACTTTTGAGCGTGTGGAAGAAAGTTTTTCCCGATGTTGACTTTTTGAGTTCCGCTTTGCTTGCTCGATAGCTGATTGCCAGATCCAAACCACGCTCCTTTTGCCATGCCAGCGTTATCGCGTTTTGGCTTCAATGCTTCTTGCAAAATTGCCGCTGTGACTGTTTTTCTTTGCTCAATCGGCAGCTTCACAGTTCTGCGCCGCCCACGGGTTCTGTGTTGTTCAATCCATTCATAGCACTCTTGCGGCGTTTTTAGCGATGGTCGAGATTCGACTAAGCGACAAACATTCATCGCGTCAAGATAGATAGCCTTGTTCTGAATGTCCTTTGTTTTTTTGTTCTTGCCAAACGCTTGTGTAGCCCCTGCAAGCTCGCGTGCAATCTGAACGCCCCACCGATACAAAGCTTGCTCTGATGACTCTCCAAACGACTTCCTAGCGGCAGCAAGACTGCGCTCTAGTTGTCGGTTATCGGTCTTCATGGTTAGCTTCATGCTCGGGTGATTGATTCCAATTTGAGAGTGATAAAAGAACGTCCTGAAACAATGTCGGTAAGTCGAAAAGTGCGACTGCGAGAGGCTACCGATGCGCCTACATAGCTTTTGATTGATGCCGTGTAAGCCGTTGTAAACTCAGTGCTTTCAACGACTGCTTGAAAACTAGCAATCGGTGAAAATCCTGTGTCTTCGTAGCTTTGTGAATCGGCAATTTCATTCAATACCGCGCTAACAGACGCGCCACCGTTAATGGTGATGGTTTCCCCGCCAATCGTTGAGCGAGCGGAAAGGAAAGCTTTTTTTGCAAATTCTGTTAGCGCGGACATTTTGAAAAAACCACCCCGCCATTTCTGACGGGATGGATGCTATGAATTACTGCCGAAAAATTAACCAAGGAGCAGTGCGGAATGTGCTGGTTTTGCCACTTTCCAGCCCCATAGAGCGTGAATGCGGTAAAGAACCATGCCGTCACCTGGATACACGCGAAGGTCAAAGCTGATGCCTGTACGAGGATCAGTGATGACCTCGTTATCAATCGCCAAATCACCAACGGATGGGAAGATGGGCAAGCGAGTAGCAAGCACGATTGCATCGCTGGAGAAAGCGAGGTTGCGTGCGCTTGTGGCATTTACAGTGATTGCTGCATTGTCTGCAACTGCGGTGACAAGACCTGGAGCGTTGATAGTAAAGCTGCCTCCAGAAAGAGCGGTTGCAACAACATACTTGTTGCTCGCAATCGTTACGATGTCACCCGCAAGGATTGTGCCAGTTCCACCATCACAAGCAATGGTAGTTGCTCCGATTGCGTAGCCACCAGAGTTGTTGATTAGGTAGCTTGCGCCTGTTCCAGCGGTTGCATCGTTGATTTGAGCGGACTCACGAACAGAGAAGCCGTGAAGGTTGAGTAATTCGCCATCGCGCAAAGTCATGGAAGTGCCAGACTCGTTCGCTTTGGTAAGTTGTCCAAGGGTGCGCAATGCAGCACCTGCGGAGGTATTGATTACCAGCGAGCGAGCGGATGAAGGCGCGCCGTTGTCATCGAGAATCTTGCGAACTTGAGCGGAATCGCCAAGCGTGGAAGCAAATGGGGTTGTGCCAGCTGTGCCGAAAGCGCGAGATGCGCCTTGAGCGAGAGCGTCACAAACATCGTTTTCCATTTCGTTGACAAGCACTCGGAAAGCTTGCGCGATTTGACCTTGCTGGATTGTCAAAAATCCTGGGCCTTGGTCAACACTGTATTGTTCTTCACCCGTCCACGAAAACGCGGCGTATTTGTTTTTGGTGAGAGTCAAAGCGGCGTTACCAATCGTTTGATCTACTGCCGATGGAACTGCCATTGACGGCGTGAACGAACTAGTAGTATTGGTCGGGGTTTGTGCAATGCGCAAAGTTTGGTTAGATGCCAAACGGTCGGCGCGAGCATCACGGGTAACGCCCGGCAATGCGCCTACAAGTTCGCGGCTTACTACGTCCAGAGCGGCGTAGACATCGGGGATTAGGTTGGATAGTGTATTAGCCATAATCAGTATTCAGTTGTTGTCCCACCCTTAGCGCGGAACTCTTGTTTTTGTTGATCTGTTAGTTGGTTGAGTTCTGAAACACTCATAACAAGCACTTCGGAAATTGTTTGCGCTTCTACGGTTTCATCCGTTTCGGCTTGGTTGGAATCTTTTCTTGGTCTTCCCATAAAAGTTAGATGATTTTTCCGCCAGCTTTGCTAAATTCAGACTTTTGACGAGGGGTCAATGCGTTGAACTCTTGGCGAGTTTTAGTGTTGCTTGTGCTGTCCTCTTGGATTGCGACTGGTGCTTCGTGTCCGTTTTGCGAAAGTAGCACAATGGCTTTTTGCTCTGCGCTAGCCTCGGCAGTTTGCACTTCTTCTTGGAGAGTTACAATCTGCGCTTGTGCTTGTGTTAAGCCTTCAGCGGATGCGTCACGCTCTGCGGTGAGGGTTGCCACTTGTGCTTGCAAGTCAGAAATTGATTGTGCATGAGCTGCGACTGTCTCGCGTTCAGCGGATAGTTCAGCTTGTGCTGCGGTCAGATCCTCGGTAAGCGATGCAATTTGCGATTGCGCGGCTTCAAGGTCTGCTTTGTTTGCGAATGGGTTAAAGCTCATTTCGAGTTCGATTTTTGTTTGATTTGTGTTACGTCAAGAATTATTTTTAGATAATTTCGTCTGCTAGTCCTAGGTCGATTGCACGTTGCCCTGAATACCAACCAGCGCGGAAAACCTCTTTATTAAGATCGGGTCTGCGCTCTGAAACAAACGCTTGAAATGTTTCTCCGTGCTGATTTGCGGATTCTTGCAAGAATGCTAGTTGCTCTGCGTTTGGTTCAAGATGGAAAGTTGATTTAAGAGTTGCACCTTCGTTGGTTATTGCTTTCGGCTCAATTCCCATACGCTGAAAATACTGCGTGAAATCATACCAGTTTATAATTGTGCCGATGTTGCCGATTTGTGCGGTTTCAGAAATCACAATGCGATTGGTTGCACTTGCCAGCATGTAAGCAGCAGAACACGCGCATGAAATGACCGTTGCGGCAGTTGGTATGTTAAGCGAGGCGATGTAACGGGAAAGCTCGATAGCACCGTTTACACTGCCGCCACCGCTATTGATGACGAAGTTGATAGCTTGCGCTCCTTGCTCCAATAAATCCTCAATTTCGTCCTTGATCGAATCGTAACTGGTCACGATGCCGACCTTTTCGTAAATTGCTGGGACGCCATTTGTCAGCATTCCTTGAATCGAGATTGTGCCAAGTCCGTTTTCGATTGATGGCGATGGGCGAAAGTTGTAAAAATCATCGATCTCAACATCGTCAAGACTAGCCGTCATTGCAGCGTTTAATTGTGAAGCATCGCACGCATAAAAGCGTTGCATGGCAAGGTGATTATGCAGTTGGTTCTTCATTCGATTTAGATTGTTGTTGGCTCATTTCGTTTGGCGTGAGCATCACCATTTCGCGATCCTCAATAACCACGTTGTATTTTTGTGCTACTTGAGCGGCAATAACTTTGCGTTGCGCGATTTCCTCGGCACGCTCGGTGTAGTGCTCTGTGAGGGTTGTCCCTTGCGCCTCCAGAATGTCGCCAAGGTTAGTAGTTCCAAGCTTGAAACCTTCACGCATCATCTGTGCTTCTCTGCCGTCATCCACGGTCAAACGTGGGGGCATGGTAAACGACCACGAAAACGGCGCGGCAACTTGTGTGATTTTACCGTTGGCAGCAAGGACTGCATAAGCATATTCCAGCTTGCGCTTAGCAATGTATTTCAGCACCTTTTGGCGGGCAAGAATAGCCCTGCGAGCGCGTTCAACTTCTGCCCGTTCTGCCGTTCCTTGTCCCGCTGGTTTCCACGTCATTGAGTATGACCAGCCAATGCCGATCAAGCTCATGCGAATCATGCGGTCGTGGAATGACTCCCAAATTTCGCCTGGATTCTCATGTTTGATCGTTTCAATTTTACTGCCGCTTCCTGCGACAAAATAGCGATTCGTTCCCGCTTGCAATCGTTCAAAAGTGATACCGCTTGCAACGTTGCAAGTTGGCAAATCTCCGTTTGCTGGATCATCCATGTCAGCACCACCAATCTCGTTGTGTTCGACAAGTCCAATACTTGAAACAATCATTTGGCGAATGCGCTCATACTCTGTGGATTGCAAACAATGCTTTAAATCTTCCAATGCGTGCGTAAAGCTCGGCAATCCGCGCCCTTGCTCTTGCCATTCAGGGTTGAAGCCGTGGATGATTTTATAAGCTGGGAAATCCTCATATTCTGTGGATTGTGTTCCCGTGCTGATGCGGTATGCAATGGGTCTGCCAGCCTTATTGTAAATAACTCCATCGCGAATGATTGCGCCTTTGTAAGTTCCGTCTTTTAGCTCTTGCCCGTCCGCTGCGTTTTTGCTCCAGCATTGATGGTAAGGGATCGACTGAAACTGTGGAAACGTCCCGCTTGAATCGTAAGTCAAAAGCGTAAAGTCCCCGCCGTCTCGATCCATGGCGATGGATGTCAAACGCAAGTCAGTTTGCCAATCATACATCCCGCCTCGTATGTCGCAATTAGGATACAAGACGTTTATGAGGTATTGCGTGGCAGCGTTGCCTGCGTCTCTATCGCCTCCCGTGTAAGTAGGAAGCCATGCCTCGCCTACGCTGTAATCAGCTTTCTGATTGATTGCCGCTCTTGGCACTCCCATGTTGGTGTATAAACGCCGTGACAATGCCGCCAAGGTTCGGCGGTCATTCATCGGTATTAATTTGTCAATGTCACCATCTCGATTTTCGTATTGTGGCGAGCGGCGAACGTCACGTGTGGCAGCGTGCGCGAATTTTACAGTTTGTCCGTATTGGTCGACGATCATTGGAAAAATACACGGGTTCGGGTTGTGGATGTGAAGCCGTTGTCGTAATGCCAAACAACCCGCTCTAAAAGTGCTAGTCTGTCAGCTTTTGAAATCGTTGTTGACTGTGAGAAGGTTTGACCGTTGACCGTTGCGCTAGTTAGCTCTTTGCCAGCATCGGCTGATGTGGCTACTTCCAGCGCAATCGCGGCGTATTCGTCACGAATGGTTTGCATGGCAATCGCGTTCGTTCGCGTAGCCTTTGCCACCGTTAATGCTAGCCGTGCAAGATTCATGCGCGTATTGCGCGATTGATTTTCCTTGCGTCAAGTATTTTTTTCGGGTAATTCTTTTTCCGCTATGAAATTCTGTATCATCTCCGCTATTATCACCGCCATTGCATCAAGCATGATTCCTGTATTTGCTTTGCTATGCGTGCCTCTTGTTATTGCCTATGTTATTTTTTCAATCGGATTATTCTTTCGTGGGGAAATAGGCAAAGGGTTTATGGTTGCCGCTCTTTGCCCTATTTTGCCGATGTTAGCGGTATTTGGTCATGGGTTCATTCATTCTTAAACACCCCCCGAACATAGGCAACTGCTACGTTGTAATACAAGCAATCCCAAAGGTGATTGTTTCGATTTAGAGTCTTCCAGAACTGCGTCACGTTCCCTTTTGCGTCTGTGGTTTCGGCTCTAACCTCTGCTTTCAGGTGATTGCGGAAATTGTCGCTAACATCAATCGGCAGCTCAATCCTGCCAGCGTTGAGCAATCCATCGGTGTCATCTTTGAATCGTTTTGAGCTAACAAAGAAATAGCGAACGATTTGCTTGCTTTTAGTCATCATGCGCCCGTATTTTGAGTAAGCCTTGGCAACTTGTTTCCCATCCTGCGTCTGGTGAGTGAACTCTAGCTTGTCACTTCCACGAATGCCAGTCCAGCCGTTGCGCTCAATCATGGCAAGAACATCGAGGTTCTCCGTGTCCCACGATATATCCACAAACACGTTACTAGCTGCGATTCCAGCTTTGTCCTGCACTGCTTTGAGCTTTGCCTCGCTGTCTATGTAACCCTCGGAAAGCACCTTGCATTTCGCGTCTTTAGTCCATGCCGCTCCGATGTGCCAGTAATGTCCCTTGCCGCAGTCAATAGTCATGTAGCGACCATGCTCGTTTTCGATTGGCGTTGCACTTAGTTCTTCTTTTGAAAAGTCACCGATGGCTATTTCCTTTTTGTCTGGCACAAAGTTTTCATCCCAAAACTCTGCGAAATCCTTTTGCCTCAACTGCTTCCATGGCTCAATCCGCCCGTTGTTGAGTTGATCCTTCGCATCAAGAATCCTACCGACAACTTCGCTGTATGATACCCACCACATTGTGAGGCGTGTCACGCCGTGGATGTAAACCATTCGTGGATTGCTGCCGATGCGCTCTAAAATGTAAGCGCTGGAATCACACAATGCGCGGCGGTCTTGGATGCTGTCTTTGTGAACGTGTCCACAGTTTGGGCATTGAATCCGCGCTGTGTCGCAAGTTGCTTGCCGATCAAGTTCGCCGTCTTTTTTTACAATGTCATATTTCAGATTTGCATCGCTCCAATCGTGGTAGTTTCCGCATCCCTGACATGCCCACTTGTAAATGTATTCCGTGGCAATCTCACGCTTTCTAAATCCTTCTTTGTGCTTGTAACCTCCCTGAGAAACAAAGAACGCTTTTCGATTCCACCGCTCGTGATGCCGCGCCAATGCTTCTTTTATCAATCCATCATCCCATCGCCAATCCTCATCCCCAAAAACGTAGCGCACTGATACCTCTTGAAAGTTTGTAAGGTTTGCGCCCACGAATTGCATCGCCATATGAGGCCAAATGATCTCCGTTTTTCGTGAGCTGTGCCGATCCTCTGGCCATAACGTTTCGAGTGATTTGCATTTTTTCAATGCTGGCAACAATCGAGACTCCGCCCAAAACTTGGCTTTGTCGTTGGCTTGTGATGCGTAAAGCAAATTCCCAGCGTCCTCGCTGACGATGTAGCAAAATAACGCTTCTGCCATTGTTGATTTCCCGCTGCCCGTTGGCATGGTGACATATACCTCTTGCACGTCATGGTTGCGTATTTGTTCCATCGGGAAACGCCACCACGGGAATTGGTCAATGTCAAATTTCGATGAGCGTTCCGATCCTACAATGTGGACGTTTTGAGCGCACCAATCGGCAACTTGTAAATCAGACGGCGGTCTTACCGCTCGGCAAAAAGAATCACTCATTTTCCATTGCTGCTTTTAGTTTTTCCCTACGTTCCCAAAACTCGCTTTGTTGGTCAGCTAGCATTTCCAAAAAGTCCCGATCCCGCTCATCGAGTATAGCTGCAATCTGGTTTGCGCTCAGTCCCTCAAGAATAGGTGGCAGCTCGGATCTGCGCTTCATAGTCGCCGCCCTGACTGCTGCGCCAATCTTAGCGTCTCGCGTGTCGATTTCTGCGATCCTGACAACTTCCATTTTCTCCTCAGCAAGCTTCAACTCTGCCAGTCCCGCCTGCGCTGCTTCTTTGCGAGCTTTTGATTCGTCAATGTCTGGCACGCCTTCAAAACTGACAACATCCTTTTTCTTTTCGCGTAGCTTAGCAACGTAAGCTTTGACCGACTCAATCAAATCTGCCTTGCCTGTTTTTGTCTTTCTGACAACGCCTTCAGAGTGCAATTGCGTGACCCTTGCCACCGATAAACCAAACATTTCTGCCAGTTCCGACATAGTGCATTCGTGCGTGTCCTTCGGTATGTGTTTTCCTGCCATGGTTTTTAAGAGCTTATTGCAAAATTTATGCATTTATACTGCCCGTGAGACGCAG